TCCACTTGATGAGGGATTGTTACTCCTCTCCAGCACAGGGCGAAAATGTCCTGGCAAACCCCGGTAATTTAGTTAACGGGGGGACCTGTAGAAGAGACACAGAACCATAGAGTTAAATCCATGGCCCCAAGTCACTCCAACCGCTGACTATTGAGTTAGACAACTGCACGACAGTGTCATGAAGGGGGACGGAGTTACGTCCTTCCCCACGATGGTCACTGAAATGCAGAAGCCTAAGCGTTTCCTCAATAGACGGGTCCTTAGGGATTCTAAGTTTTTCACGAAGATCCCTTTTCGACAGCAACCAATACGAAGCTAGTAAATAGCCCGTATATTCGACGGTCGTCGTTTTACTACGGTCGGTCAGATGCCAGACACGGTATCCTTCGATACCATGGCGGGCTCTGATAGGAGTGGCTTCATCAAAATTACAGATGAAACCGCCATCACCAAGTTGCTCCGGAATCCTCAACCGCAAGGCCATAGGAACTGAAGCAACGAGGTAATCAAACACAGGACGAAATCTCGAATCGCAAGCTAGATGATTCATCTGCCGCGATGCAAGACGTCGAACTGAGTTTGCGAGTCTGTAAACAGACCCGACAGTCGAAAGTTCATCTTTAAGATAAACTGGCTTTATGTCGAAACCTGAGATATAATGTGCCCCACAGCTTTCGCGAAAAGAAGAATTGAAATGACTCTTCTTTTCATTTACTCGAAAGCCATAAAAGGCAAGTATCTCAGAAAGGAGACTAAACGTGTCCGTGGGAACGATAATATCGTCCCCATAGACGCTGACACAATTCGTGTCAGATCTCAAAAATTCAGCGCAACAGTACGTAATTGCGTAGAAAATGAGAGATTCGAGTTGAAAGGTGAAGCCGTTTCCCATTGAGGAAAACTTCTCCCACTTAGCAACTCTTCCGTTTAGAGACCCGTACTGGCTACGACAAGTATCCAACAGCGTAAACCATCGGGGAGGCAGTAATGCCTCTACAACAGAGTATGCGATTGAATCGCTGGCCGAACTGAGATCGACGGTAGCAACTGAGGAGTCTTTCGACCCCTTCTTTGCAAACCGCTGATTCTTCGTTTGGTCGCGTAAGTCGATGCCAACCCGTCGGAGACGGCGCCCAATCATTTCGCCAAGAGATTTCTGGAACCATAAATTGATTCCAGGTTCTATGGCGATAACTCGATTGGTAGTCGCATCCTTCGGTACGGTGACAACTCTGTTTCCAACCTCAAAGCAAGGATAATCACCCCTTGCTGCGAGGTGCGAGTGCCAATGAGGGTAAGTTTCCTCAAAGACACGGGCTGAAATCAGAGAGTACAGGTCGCGTGTAATTCCAATTTCATTTTGGAATTTACTAGCAGAACAGGCGTCTCTGCGACGTAACGTCGTAGAGGCGCCGGGACCCCAGTCTGGCATACTGAAAAACTCTTCCGGCGAGAACTCGCCTAATAATCTATCGATTTTCCGAATGATTGCGTTATGCAACCAAACGACCCGACCGGTGAATTGCCGATCGAGCGATAAATTACGAAAGCGTGAATTCGTCTGCTTACACAGGATCTCAAATTCTGAGAACTTGTTCATAGCAACTTGATCCAAGTCATAGTCAAGGGATAAACCCTTGAATTTTGACAAGAATTTCGTGGCTAAGTAAGCATCTCCCACCTCTGACGATGATAAATAGTCAGAGGGATTGAACTCGAGCCGAGCTAGCTGTTCATGTTCGTTATTAGTGAACATGAGCCAGATAGTCAGAGCTCGAGGACAATTAAGAGACGAAAGATACTTCAGTATTGCCTGCGATTGAGTCACAGGTTTCACACGGTAGTTTCGAAAGCCCTTAAGACCATTCGGACCATACTTCTTAGAAGACATGGTTTTGCCATCCTTTGTGAGTTTATAAGGCCTAGTTTTTCAGCTAAGCCAACCGGTCTGTTACCAGACCGGCTCCAACTGCACGACGGCATTGCGCAACGGAGTGTTTGTAACATCCGTCGGCGAGCCATCACTTGCGTTGATTGTCGTAAAGAAGAGTGAAGCGACGTGCGCATATAAAGCATTGCGCTCGGCGAACACACCTCTCTCCGGCAACATAAACTCCATGACACAAGACGTGTCGTAGGCCTTACTTGGTGCCGGTTGAATACCGGTACCCGTACTGGGCGACGTAATGTCGAGTGTCGGGATGGCCATCTTCACAGTCACCTTGTACATCCGAGAACCCGACGTGGGTTTCCGGACGGATATGGTGAAGGTGGGACGACCGACTTGGACCGTAACGGACTTGTCGATGTACCGTGCGACACCGTTGGCATCAATGCCATCAGGGTCCCACGTTTTGTCAACCCCAATCGCCACATCGCTCGTAAGAGCGGTAAGGGAGAGAAGGGAAGCAGTTTTCACGTTAGCTTGTGCCGACATGAATAGTACCTTTCAAAGTGTACAGGGATTCCTTGCCCTATTTGTGGAACGCAGTAGTTAGAAGAGCCAGAGCGTTGAGCGCGTGGGTAACACTGACTGGATTCTTAAAGCTCGGGAACTTCGGTGATGGGAATGCCTTTAAGGGCACCCTGTCATAGAAGAAACTCACGTGCTTACAAGTCCCACCCAGTGCTTCCATTTGCACATCGCGTGGATCTAACGGATGCGTTTTCCCACTATAGGAAATATCCCAAATATTTATAACCTCATGGCGACTTGATTTCCACCCATCAACAAACTGCAACCCATCCCAAGCACTAAAGGTCTCGAGATAGGGGCCAATGGGAACAAACCAGTCAACAACGAAGCTATAAGGAAGAACCTCCCATGCAAGATTTATGGGATTCGTAAAACCGGTCTGCGCAAGAAAAGTGGTTAAATGGTCGTCGTATCTGTAACGCATGCCGTAAGTAATGCTCGTTGTCGCAGAATAAAACTGTGACCCCGTGCGATTACCACCGCCAACGTTCTGATAACATTCGACCCTACCATTCTTCGTGCTAGATGCAGACGCCTTAACTGCCCAAGTCTGAGTCTGAGCTAGGTTCAACCTCGCAAGACTCTCCATTGAGCCTTCGATATCTTGCAGTAAAGGCTTCCAACCGTACTGAAAAGCTAGCCAATTATCAGCTAGCGATTTCTTTACAGAAGGTTCCTTACCGTGTCGGTATCTAGGTTCTTTGGAGTGGAATAAGGAAGCCGCGGCACCAGAAAAGTTACCCCGTCTGGTGTCATGTACAGCGGCGGCGATTCTTTTCGCAGTATCTGTGATAAGATTCACCGTTTGCCCCATCTGAGCGAAGTCCTGAGCGATATTATTGCTCGGGCCGACTCTTTCGATGAGTTTCCTTATGGCACGGAAATCGACACTGGAATCAACCCCAGGATCGATTGGGCTTCCACCAAAAGCGTTCGTCCCCCATTGCTCCTGTAGTGCGCCGCCTTGGGTTTGGGTACTTCCTGAGCCATCACTGGTCCAGGAGTCCCTATAATAACCCCCGTCGGTTACACTATAGAAGTGCATGGAGTACGAGTTAACAGGAAGTCTAAGCCTCTTCTTTCTGAGCGCCGAAAAACCAGGTGTTGTTGTGCCAGACTGGCTACGGGAGTATGAGATGAAAACATAATCTGTTAGAACAGATCCTGTTCCATTACTCACATTCCAACGTGGTCTACTGGAATAACGAACAACGGGTTGATTAGGCGAGCCAGATCGATGGCCTGAATTCCTACGCTTCGGGTTATCGAACTTAGTTCGATTAAGGCTAACCCGTGTTTTAAGCAACGGGTCCCGGAGGTTCGAAGAGCCCTTACCCTTTATAAGGATAAGAGCCAGAGATCCCTTCTTCTTGCCCTTTTTGAAAGGGTAAAAAAGAAATGGAAATCTGCGTCGCTTCGAAAGAGGAGGGAGGTGCTTTCCAAAATAACGGCGGACGACTAAAAAGGCCCTATATCTGCGATTCGATGGGACGATAATTGAGAAATCAGAAGGAAAATCTCTCTCGAGATATTCCCCTGACTCCCAAACAACCGCACCAAGAGAATTTAGCAAGGTATAGGACAAATAGTCACCGACTTTAAAGAGGTTAGCCTCTCTCTTCCCTGCACCAACTGCTAGAAGTGCCCTTGTCTGATCAGCAATAGCTGGCGAACCAGGGATGGTTGACATAATCACCCAACCTTAGTACCACCGACCGACTGCTTATCGCAGTTAACCGCAGGTGGAGATGAAGAGATCTTTGAGATCTCACCAACGTGATACGACACGGCAGCATCAACAACTAGGCCGACCCCGAGTAAGGCAATTTTGACCGCCTTAAGCGGGAGAAGCTTAGCTGTGTTGTTACCGTGAAGAAGCATGTTGGTCTCCAAACGTGGTTACGGCAAAAGGAGGAATCCCAATGCCGCACACTTATCCCATGATAGGATAAGTGCTAAAGACACCCGTCTCATAAACTAAACTATACACGACCTTTCGGCGATGTATCGACTGACTCATGCCACGGGGTTTCAAACCCATGGGCTGACAGAACCGGTAACGTCCCTCAAGAGGGAAGTATAGGTTAGAGGAGACGGG